TTATGGATAAAATCGAGTATCACGAATATCAAAAGCGGCGCATCCGGGCTAAAAGGGGGGTAAAGAATGGCTAAGAAAATCACGTATTTCTTCGGGGCCGACATCACGAATCTTGAGCGCGGATGGAAGCGTATCGAGTACAAGATGGGCAAATTGTCCGCGAACATGGAGAAGGTCGGAAGAACCATGTCCAGAGCCTTCACAGCTCCCCTTGTCGGCATCGGTGCGCTCGCTATGCGGGAATCTATACAGATCGAAACAGCGTTTGCACGTGTAAGGAAAACTGTATCAGGCACCGAAGCTGAAATGAAGGCTCTCGAAAAGGGCATCATGGACATGTCGCAAAAAATGCCGTCAAGTGCCGTTGCAATAGCAGAGGTTGCGCAAGCAGCTGGTCAGCTTGGAATTCAACGAGAGAACATCTTATCTTTTTCCAAAGCAATGGTACAACTCGGGGAAACGTCGAATCTGAATTCCGCCGACGGAGCCGCCGCGCTCGCACAGTTTGCCAATGTCACGCGAATGAGTCAAAAGGACTTTGACAGGCTCGCGTCAACTATTGTTGCTCTCGGAAACTCTCTTGCCACGACTGAAAGAGACGTCGTTGAGATGGGGCAGCGCATCGCAGGCGCGGGTGCGCAAATAGGCATGACGGAAGCTGAAATCATGGCCTTCGCCGGAGCGCTCGCAAGTGTCGGTATCGAGGCTCAAATGGGCGGCACCGCGATATCTCGAATAATGGTTGAAATGAAGCTCGCTACGGTCAAGGGCGGGCAGGCGCTGAAAGACTTCGCCGCTGTTGCTGGAATGAGCGCGGAGGAGTTCAAAACAGCCTTCGAGAAAAACGCCGCCGATGTGATGGTGCGATTTATCCAAGGGCTTGCATCGTTGAAGGGTACAGGTACATCAGCAATTGAAGTGCTCGACAAGATGGGGATCTCTGAAATACGAGTCAGGGATACTCTGCTACGCGCCGCCGGTGCAAGCGATGTTTTGACAGGGGCGTTGAATCTTGGTCGAGACGCATGGGAGAAAAACAGCGCTCTTGCTGAAAAAACGGCCATCATTTACGACACTACAGGCTCGAAACTGCAAATGATGCGGAACCAAATGACCGCGACCGGGAAAGAGATCGGCGATAAGCTGACCCCGCATTTGCTGAAACTCACAGAAAAAACCCGCGACGTGGTGAAGGTCTTTTCCGACCTATCGCCGGAAGCACAGGACACCACGATCAAACTCGCTGCGATCACAGCCGCCATCGGACCTCTCCTGATTGCAATATCAGCGACCCTCAATTCCGTCCGCACGCTCGGGACCGCATTACTCGCTTTTGCGACGGGGCCGGCGGCTCCACTCATAGCGACCGCCGCCGCAGTCTGGGCAATCGTTGAAGCCTTCAAAGCACTCAACGACATGATGAGTAAGACGTCGGAGCTACAAAAAAAAGCAACAGGCATGACTCCCGAACAGGTAATGAACCGGCAGAGATACCGCGAAATGGCCGGGGAAATCTACCGGGAGCGGCACGGGAAGTATCCGGTCACCGCTCCTGATTTTAAAGAGCTGGATTCCATCGTTGACGAACTGCTTGCGGAAGCCCGCAAGCGGATGCAGCATCAGATAGACATGAAAGGGTATGCGCCGCGCACGGGGGGGGGCGCAACCCCCACTCCGGCAACGGGCGGAACTACCTCGACCGCCGCTGAAATAGAGGCGCTTCTCGCTGCAATGAGCGGAGCCGGAGAAAAGGCCGGAGGCGCGGCGAAGAAGGCGAAGCAGGAGTTCAGCGACCTCGCCGTCACGCTATCGAAAGCGCTCGGGATATCGGCAGCCGAAGCGGAGAAGCGTATCGAAGCGTCGAAGGCTATCGGCGAACGTACCGCGAACGAGATTCAAGCGTTGAAAGAGCGCAACAACGTGATGGAGGAATCAAAAAACATCGCCGCCGAAGTCAATCAGACCTTCGCCTCGGAGGACGCGGCACGATCTCTGGAAGCCTTGAGAATGCAACTCGATATCGGCAATATCGGCTTGGAACAGTATCGGGAAGCCCTCACAAGGATCAGGGAGCAATTCGCCATGTTCCCGGGAGCGGTCGAGCAGATCGATGCCGCAATGCGAGCGCTTGACAACTCGATTTTAGCCAGTACGAAAACCCTCGGAGCGTTTATCAACGAAGCACAGACGGCGCTTCGGGACAAGCTTACCGAACTCCCGGACAAGATATCAGGGGCTTTCGCTTCCGCTATCGCCTACGGGGAAGACCTCGGGGAAACATTGAAAAGGTTAGCGCAAGACATAGCGGCGGCGGCAATCAAGGCGATTCTGTTGAGGAGCATTTTCGGCAAGGGTGGTATAGGCAATCTCTTCGGCTTCGCTGACGGAGCCGCCTTCTCGGGAGGGAAAATCATTCCGTTCGCAAAAGGTGGTATCGTCAACCGCCCGACAATCTTCCCTATGGCGAAGGGCGCGGGGTTGATGGGCGAAGCCGGACCCGAGGCGATCATGCCGCTTAAACGAGGCGCGGACGGCTCTCTCGGCGTGCAGTCCGAAGGCGGCGGAGGTACGCACATCACCATGAATATCAACGCAGTTGACAGCCGATCCTTCGTGGAGATGATGCGCTCAAACAGGGCAAGCGTGGAATCTATTGTGGTGGAAAACATCATGAAAAACGGCGCGGTTCGTTCCGCGATGAGGGGGCTGGCGTAATGGCGACCTTTACAGCTACCCCCCTCTACGCCTACCAGAGGGGCATCAATCACAACGTCCTTGTTACGGAGTTCGAGAGCGGCAAAGAGCAGCGTAAGTACCTGGGCGTACGCGCCCGGACGTGGACGGTCGGCTTCCGGGATACGCCGGCGACAATCAAGGCGATAGAGGATTTCTACAACAACCGCAAGGGCAGCTTCGAGGCGTTCACATGGGCGCCGCCGGGGGGAAGCGCTATCTCCGTCCGGTTCGAGGAAGGCAGCCTGACGGTGAACTACTACGGCACGCACTACGCCGAATGCGAGGTAACTATGAGGGAAATCTTATGAGCAGGGCAGGCGCGAACTATATAGGGGAGGCTTCCAGTGCGGAGGTCTCCCCGATTCTTTTGGTGCGGGCGCTGGACATTCCGGCGGTCAATAACCCATCCGTCAAGGTCAGTTTGTACCTCACTGGCAATCAATCGGACGTCACCTTTTTCAACGAGAACGACGCATCGCAGCTATACACCGCGTGCGCCCTTTCGTATGACCAGGTGGCGGCCTCGACGGACAACGAGATAGGCACGGTCAATATCAGACTCGACAACGTGAGCGGGACATTCACATCGCTGGCGAAGGACTACCTTCTCCGGGGCGCTCGCGTGCATCTCTTGGAGACGTTCGCGGACACGCTCGGCTCACCCGACGGAGCGAGGTGGATCTTCCAAGGCCACATCGAACGGGCGACTATTTCAATCAGCGCGGTTGAAGTCATGGTCAAAGCGGACTTTTCGCTTTCAACGCGGGTTCCGCGCAGGCTCTACTGGGTGAAAGACTTCCCGCATCTCCCGTCCGCAAAAGACCCGCGGACGCTGGCGCTGAAATGATCGGGATTCCGTGGAAGACGAAAGGGCGAGACCGCGACGGTATCGACTGCGTAGGTCTTGCCCTTCTCGCGCAAAAGGAACTGTACGGGCGTGAGTATGACTTTCCGTTCGACTACGATCCGGAGACGGGCGACGAGCGCGTTTTACTCGACTGGCTGGAAGACATAGCCGATGAAGCGGACGCGCCGCATGACGGTGATCTTGTGGTGTACCGGATGCCGGGAGCGGACGGAGTGACGCGGCATCACATCGGCACGGTCGTTGACGAGGCGTTGTTGCACATCTATCCAGGCAAGACTTCGCGGAAGGTGAAATTCAGAATGAAGCGGATATACAAAATCTACCGGGCGAGGGAGGTGGGATCATGCCGGGAGCCGCGATAGGGGCACTGCTTGGAGCGGCTTTTTCGTCGACGATAATCGGGTGGGGACTGGCGACAACATGGATCGGCGCGATGATGATAGGCGCTTCCATCGGGAGTCTGTTTGACGCACAGGAAATTGACCTCGGAAGTTCAACACCAAACTACGCCTTCGGACAGCTATCGAATACAAAATCTCAGCTCCTCCCGGTCCCGATCGTGTACGGGCGGTGCAGAGTCGGCGGCAACATTTTCATGCAGACGTTCTACGATGATTCCATGCAGAAGATGGATATGTTTGTCGGCGTATCCGAAGGGCCGATTCAGAGCATAAAGAGCGTCTACGCAAACGACCTCGTGCTCATCGACGAGAACGGCGACGTGGTGCATGAGCTTGTAGAAAGTTCGTTGAATCTCCATCTTGGAGCGCCGGATCAGGTAGCCGACAGCCGCGACCCCGGAGCGAACGCCTATCCGAACACGGCGTACATCGCCCTGACGCTCAAGGCACAGGACGGACTATCTGGGAACCCGGTAATTTCCTCCATCGTCGAGGGGCGCAAGGTATGGACGCCTTCGGGAACGGTGTTTACCCGCAATCCAGCATGGATTGTTTATGACTTCCTGACGAACACACGCTACGGCGTGGGTATTCCAACAGACCTGATAGACCTCGACAGCTTCACGGATGCGGCGACGTATTGCGACACGCCGATTGACGGCGAGCCGCGCTTCACGCTGGACTACATCATCGACACTCAGCGCCCCGCCGTGGACCACTTGCAGGCGATGATGGGCTGCTTCCGTGGGTACTTCCTCGCCCGCGACAAGATCGAACTCCACGTCGAACAGACTGGGAGCGTGTACAAGGCGCTCGGGCCGGATAACTTTGTCAAGGGTTCTTTCACGTGGTGGCAGAAGAGCGGTGACGACAGTCCAAATCGAATTGTTATTGAGTGGATCGACCCGAACAACCACTACGAACAATCAAGCGCGCCGTTCGAGATTCAGGAGGATATACAGGCTCGCGGAGTATTCGAGAAGTCCATCTCCCTTCTCGGAGTCACGCGCCCTGAGCAGGTAGGCAGACTCGGGAATTACCTGCTTGAAACGGCGCGAAGGGTGCAAAACTTCTGCGCGTTCCAAGTTTCGCTACAGGATGCGGACATCGAGGCCGGGGAGATCATCAGCATCACCTACCCGGACTTCACCGGATGGAGCGCGAAGCCGTTCCGGGTGCTGGCCGTGCAGGACGAAGGACAGACCGGAA